CTTGGACGATGAACGCCTTCGATTTCGACGCGTTCGCCGACCCCACGGGGCTGGTCATGCAGTACAATGCGGTGAAGCAATGATCCCAGGCATCGAGATCTCCATGGGCGGCAAGGACTGGACGGTCCCGCCGCTGACGTTGGGCCAGCTGCGGCGATTGACCCCCAAACTTCGGTTGATGAGCACCATCGAAGAGCGCGGGCTGACGGACGAACATATAGACACGACAAGCGAGATCGTCGCGACCGCGCTCAAGCGCAACTATCCGGAGGTGACTGTCGGAGAGGTGCTCGAACTGCTCGACATGGGCAACTTTCAAACCGTACTGCAGGCCGTGCTGGCGGGATCTGGACTCAAGCGTGCCGCGCCGGGGGAAGCGAAGGCGGTGACGAATGGGGCGACCTATACGGGCTCCTCGCCACCGCCTGCGGATACAGCTACCCCGTGATCGACGAGATGACGCTCTTCGACGTAGAGGAGCTGTGTCACTACTGGCGTCGGCACCCGCCGGTCCATCTGCTGGTTGCAGGCTTCGTGGGCTATCGGGCTGATGATGCATCATCGCCGACGGACGCAGAGTATTGGCCGGTGTCGACGCCGCTGCCACCGGAGTTGCTCAGCGTGCCTGGGGTGGCTCCTGGGGTGCTGCCGCCGAACATGCCGCAGCCACTGCTCGACTTCGAGGAGTTGATGATGCGATGAAGCCATGCGCCGGATGCTCACTCTGCTGCAAAGTCCTCGCCGTGCCGGAGATCGATAAGCCGGCGTGCGTCTGGTGCAGAAAGTTGGAGCGCACGGGCGAGCGCACTGCACGGTGCAGCATTCACCCCGAGCGACCGGACGCGTGCCGTACATTTCAGTGCCTCTACACGCTGGATCCGAAGATGCAGCCAGGACTACGACCCGACCGCTGCGGCGTTGTCCTCGCCACTGATGAGTATCTGGACGGTCCGTTCGTGGCTGACGAGCCGTGGCTTCATGCGCATGTGGATCCCGACCGGCCGTTGGCCTGGCAATCGGGATTGCCGTGGATCGCCATATCTACGTTCCTTGGCCGCGGCGGCTCGGTCGCCGTCCACGTAGGCAACTGGTGGCGGACGTTCCATCGAGGCGAGATCCGCAGTGGATACGGAGAGGTGGATTACGGCTTTGCGGTGGGGATGTTCCGCCGCGCGACGCTCGACGGCATGCCTACACCGACCCTCGATTTTGATGAGTTGATGCGCCGTGGCCCAATCTCAAGTTAACGTAGTCTTTGGGGCCAACGTTACAGCGCTGCTGGCTGGCGTTCACGAAGCTAAGGCGGCCATTGAGGACCTACGCAAGCCTGTAGATGACTTTACTAAAGATCTTGGAAAGATCGGAGAGGCGATGGGTGTCGCCTTTGCGTTCGAGAAGATCAAGGAGTGGGTGACCGAGGCGGCAGAGGCTGGCGAGCACGCCGTAAACCTGGGCGCGGCGCTCAACCTGTCCGCCGAGGCTGCTAATAACCTCGCCGGCATGATGTCGATCGTCGGCGCCAATGCCGACACGGCCATTCGACTATTCGGCCAGCTCAGCCGAGCGATCGACGATGCGATCACTAATCCGGCCAGCCGTAAGGCATTCGCGTTTAAGGAGGCCGGAATAGACCCTGAGCAGCTGCGGGAGGTACTCAGTGGTCCCAATGGAATCTTGAAAGCGATAGATTTGATTGGTGACGCCTACGACAGGCTCAAGGCGCAGGGCAAAGATACCGGCATCACCGGCGTGCTGGGTGACATGCTCGGTGCGCGCCAGTTCGCCGAGATCGACAAGCTGATAAGCCGCGGGAAGTCCTTTCGTGACGCCCTCAAGGAGGTGTGGGCGTCTACTGCTCCGCCGAGCGACGAGGGCCTGAAAAGATTAGACGAACTAGCCGAGAAGTTCCACCTATTGGAGGGAGCCACAAAGAACCTGGGCCAGGCTATTACCGACGCGCTCTCCGGTCCTCTTGGCTCGTTTGCCGAGTGGACCACTAAGATGCTCGCCAACATGACGAAGATCATCAGTCTCGGGCGCGAGGGAAAGCCAACCGGCATACCGGAGGTCGACCAGCCATCTGGCGAGGAATGGTTAAATCACCCCGAATGGGGTGGCGAAGGAGCTTCCGCTCCAATTCCCGAGGGTGGTGGAGACAATAAGGACAAGATCCGCCAGTGGCTCAAATCGCACGATTATACCGACGACGCTATACACTCCATAATGGGTAACATCGGCTGGGAGACTGGCAACACGTTCGATCCAGGCAAGGAGGGCGTGGGCGGCGCCACCGGCTTGTTTGGCTTTACGGGAGATTACAAAAAGGAGCTTGGAGGATCGACGGACATCTCCGCCCAGATGGAGTTGATGGATCGTGAGATGCAGAAGCTCGATCCGACGTTCAAGCATTTCGTCGGATCGCCGAGTGAAGGCTCCACCAGATTTGAAAAGTCGTTCGAACGTGCCGGCAAGCCCGCGCTAAAGGGGCGCGCTGAGATGGCCGAAGCTGATGCCGCTGGCAGCGGTAGCACCGGTGGCGCTTCCCCTAAGCAGTTCGATCAATTTATCAAGGACAAGGCTGCCTACGAGGACCTCCAACGGAGCATCGCGGCGGGCGGCGCTCGCGAAGTTGCCGAGGTCGAACAGCAGATCGCTCAGGCCAAAGCCAGGGGCGCCACGATAGAGGAAGAGAAAAAACTATACGCCGATCTCGACGCCGCCAAGCAGCGCATGTATTCGGCCGATGATGCGGCGGCGGCGAACTTCGCCGCCAAGTGGCCCAAGGAATCTGCTGCGGTCCTCAAGACGCACAAGGATCACACTGCGCAGATGCTCCAGGCGGACACGGCATATATCAACGAATCGACCAGATTCAGCGCGCAGCAGGTCGCACAAGACATAGAGCTGAAGTATACCCCCCAGATCAAGAATCTGGGCCAGGGCGAGGCGGAGGATCTGAAGCAGACCGACAAACAGATGCAGTTGCATCAGATCAATGCCACTGATGCGAAGCAGAAGGAGTTGGAGATCGTTGAGGCCCACCGGAAAGCGGTGGCCGATATCCTGCAGCAGGAGCTGGCTCTAGCCCAAGCGATTCCGGCACTACGGACGCGCATCAACGCAGAGATCATCGCGAATGATCTCTCGGCAAAGCAGCAGCAGAAGGATATCAACGACAAGTTCGAAGACGATTTTCTGAAGAAGGCGCAAACGATCAACCAGACGATCGCGCGCGATTTGACGTCCAGTCTGATGGAGGTCGCTACTGGCAGGGGAACGATACTCCAGGCGTTCTCGAAGCTCGGCGAGCAACTCGGTCAAACCTTGGTCGAGAAGATGATGGAAAAGTTCCTCGAGAGCAGTCTGTTCGGCGCCGGCGGATTCGGCGGACTGCTCAGCGGACTATTCGGCAACTTGTTTGGCGGCGCTGCCGGTGCTGCGGGCGGTGCTGCTGCCGGTGCTGGTGGCATCTTCGGTTTTCTTAAAGGTCTCCCGCTCATCGGTGGTCTATTCGGTGGGGGCGGCGCTGCGGCCGCCGGCGGCGAGATCCTGGCGTTCTCCAGGGGCGGCATCATACCGTCGGCAGCCGGCGGGTGGGTCATACCCAGCTTCGCGTCTGGTGGCATATTGGCCCAAGTCCATTCGGAGGAGATGGTGCTGCCGCCCGACATATCCCGAGGCATGCAGGGCATGATCCGCGGCGGCGGAGCCGGTGGGGGCGGTACCATCAACATCCACGCGTGGGACACGCAGACCGGCGCCCAGGCGCTGGCGCGAAACAACCAAGCCGTCGCCAACTCGTTTCGCACGGGCATGGCGAGTGGCGGCACCAGCCCCCGCGCGCTGAGCCGCGGCGGCGGCCGATATCCCTAACCGTGGACCTGTTTCCGAGCGACCTCCCGGGGCTGTCGTGGTCGCCCACTAAGGCTCCTGAGTTCGCGACGCGTATCCAGACATCGATCTCCGGCCGTGAACTGCGATCGCTCGACATGCCGTACCCGACGTGGACGTGGACGTTGAGCTACGAGTTCCTGCGTGATGGCAACAATACGGCGTTCGGTGGAGCGCAAGGTCTCGGGGCCGGAAAGCAGGAGCTGCGCGAGCTGATGGGATTCTACTGTCGCCAGCAGGGTTCGTTCAACATGTTCCTCTATAACGACCCGACCGACAATATTACGACAAACCAGGTCCTCGCCGCCGGAGACGGTTCGACCACTCTGTTCCAACTGCAGCGCTCGCTTATCAGTAGCACCAACGCGCTGTTCACCGAGCCCGTCACGCAGCCCAACCAGATAACCGCAGTGTACGTTGGCGGGACCCCCGTGGCGTATTCGTTGGGTGCCTATGGCCAGCTCCATCTGGCCGCGCCGCCTGCCGCAGGAGCCCTCGTCAGCGCATCATTCACCTACTTCTGGCCCGTTAGGTTCCTGGCCGACACGAACGAGTTCGAAAATTTCATGTTAGGATTGTGGGCTTTGAAGAAGATTCAGTTCAAGTCGGTATTGCTGCCGTAATGCGCCCTGATCCATCGGGCCAGCTGGCCAGCTATCTAGCGAACAACCGCGAAGCGGTATTGGTCGACCTGTACACCTTCGCTACGACCGGAGGCGAGGTAATCAGATGCTCTGGTACCTCGGTACCAGTCGTGATGCCCGCGACGCTGTTCGACTCCAATTCGGCCAACGCGGGAGCTGGTGGTCCGCTTGCCTTCCCCCTGGGCCCCCGCTTCGGCCGCAGCAAGGTTACGACAAAGGTCGGCCTCCAGGTCGATACGATGGACCTGGAGATATATGCCGGCCAAGGGGACTTGCTCGGCAGTAACTACACTTGGCAGCAGTCGTTCTTCTGGGGCGTGTTCGACATGGCCACGGTGGAATTGGGTCGATTGGTCTGCCAGCCGCAGTCGGGTGGCGGGCTGGGACCGCCGGTGGCATACGTGGTCTGGTTCCAGGGTCTCGTTGGCCAAGTCGACTTCGGACGCACCGCGATAAAGATTGCGGTTAACTCCAAGTTGACGCTGCTCAGCACACAATATCCTCGTCGGCTGTGGCAGCATACCTGCAGTCATGTGTTCGGTGACGGGATGTGCCAGTTCGACCGGCAGTCCTTGGCGATGACCGTCCAGGCGCAGGCAAATTCGACGCAGTTTCAGATCAACACCGGCGTCTCGCCAAATCCGTTCAATCTCTACAACGATGGCACCATCGTCGGGCTGAGCGGCGCCAATACGAACATCAAGCGCACCATCTACGATCTCGCCTATGGCCTAGCGCGCGTGGTAACGCCGTTCATCTACCCGGTGGCGACAAACGATTACTTCACGATATTGCCGGGGTGTGATCGCACGTATACTACGTGTCAGGGTACCTTCAACAATCTGCAGCACTATGGCGGCCAACCGTGGATCGTCCACGCAGAATTCGCCGTGTAAAATCAATATGTTACACGATTATCGAGAAAAGATAATAGAAGAAGCTATATCATGGATTGGCACTCCGTTTCATCATCACGCAAGAATAAAAGGAATAGGGGTTGATTGTATAGGACTCTTAGTAGAAGTTCATGAGCGTGTGGGCCTAATAGACCACGTCGAGCTGCCGTACTACCCGCCTGACTGGATGCAACACCGCTCGGAGGAGCGGATGCTGGCGGGCATCCTCGCTAAGGGACATGAGGTATCCACTCCGGAGCCTGGAGACGTGGCGGTGTTCCGCTACGGACGCTGCTACTCCCACGGGGCTATAGTCACGCGGTGGCCTGAGGTGATCCACGCTATCGCGGCATTGGGCGTCGTGATCCGCGGTGACGCTACAAAACATCCGCTATTGGACGCGACGAACAATCCGCGACCGGTGAAATTTTATAGCGTGTTGTAATAAAATGAAACTGCACGAGTATCTGCGCGACCACGCCAAGTTTACTGGAGGAGATACTCTGCGGCGCGCGTATCATTTTGAAGGTTCTGCGGATTTTGTGATCAGGCTTCAATCAGATACCGAACACCATTGGGAAGTTTGGATTTCTGTGGCGAACGATGGCGAAGTCACAGTGGTAGGGTCACAATAAATGGCTGGCCAAGCCACGCCCTTCACCAACGCGTTCGACCATCCGATGCAGAATGCGTTTCGCTACAACGTGGCGCAGTATGGTTCTGCCATTCCGATCCTGTGGGGGACGCAGCGCGTCAGCATGAACGTGCTGGATGCTTATGACTATCAGGCTCCAAAGGCCGGAGGCAAGGGCGGCGCCGCCTCCAAAGGCAAGACGACCGGTGGTTCGGTCAAGGTGGCTATGGGATTCTGTGTGGGTCCGGTCAGCTTCTTTCCCGGAAATGCGGTCTATGCCAACTCCGGAATATCTTACTTCAACCGGACGCCGATCAATTGGTATGCAGGCAATGATGGTCAGGCGCCAGATCCTACGTTCGCTGGCTCGTCGCCCCTCCAGCCGGTAGTTGGCTACAGTGGACTGTTCTATGGTACTGGCACGCCACTCCAGTTGGCTGGAGGCGTGCTGCCGAACTTGAGTGTGGAGCTTAATGGCTTCCGCACCGGCACAGCAGGGCCAACTCAATTCCTGACGTTGGATGCTAATCCGTCGCTGATAGTGACGGACATGCTCTACGACCCGCGGGTCGGCATAGGCTTCCCTGGTCCGCACGCGGACTTCTCGATTTGGGCGAACTTCTGCCAAGCCAATTCGCTGGGCTTCTCGCTGCTGTGCGACAAGCAGCAGCCGTTGAAAAACTGGATTGAGGAGCTGCTGCACCTGACTACCTCGGCCGCTGTGTGGTCGTCCGGTCGATGGGTGGTGCGACCATATTCAACCGTTCAGCAAGACGATAACGGCGCAGCCTACTTTCCCGAACTGTCGCCAGTGGCCAATTTGACCGACGACGATTTCCTGTCGTGGTCTTCCGGCACTCACCGTTCGGCCGGCGAGCAGGACCCTGTGTTAGTAACGCGGACCGATGTCTCGCAGGTGCCCAATTGGCTCACGCTCGAGATACTGGAGAGGACATATTACTGGTACGACCCGCTCGTGCAGCCGCCGGCATTCGACCAGGCGGCGATTGAGTTGTACGGCGTGCGCAGCGTGTCGTCTATCCAAGCCCACGAGGTGTGCACCCAGGATGTGGGCGGTCACGTAACTCAGCTCATGATCGCGCGCGAGTTCAAGCTGCGCAATACGTTCAAGTTTCGCCTGGGCTGGCGGTACATGCTGCTGGAGCCGATGGACATCGTATCCATCACCGACTCTGCCAACTCTACCATGCGTCTCTCGAACTATCCCGTGCGACTGATCTCCGTGGAGGAGGATGACCTGGGCGCTCTGACGATAACCGCCGAGGAGCTGATATAGTGACGTGGCAGTCACCGCGCACCGTACTGCCCTACAATATGATGGCGCCTACTGCGCCCACAGCAATGCCGGTATTGTTCGAGCCGCCGGCGGCACTGACTGATGGACGCCGCGAGATCTGGCTGGCCGCTGGAGGACCCGAAGGTTGGGGCGGCTGCTACGTGTGGGCATCGTTGGATGATCAAACCTACGACGTGGTCGGTACGATCCTCCGAGGTTCTACCATCGGCGCGCTCGAAGTCCCTCTGCCAGCCGAGGAGGGTTCTATGTTGCACGTCGACGTGACCTCTACGCGCGGTATCATCCATCCCGGATCGGAAGCCAACGCCGATCTGCTCCTAACGCTGTGCTGGGTGGGTGATGAGCTTATCGCGCACACCGATGCTGCCCTCGTAGGTCAGGGCCGCTACCGCATGGGCGGTGCGCTGCGTCGTGGCGTGCTCGGTACGCCACGCACTGAACATCCGACCGGCACGCTCTTCGCGCGGCTGGGTCAGTCAACATTCAAGAGTCCTTATCCGGCCCATTGGGTCGGTGCTACGGTCTACGTCAAGCTGCCCGCGTTCAACGAATTCGGACTGTTGCCCCAGGGGCTCGACGAGGTCCCTGCGCACTCTCTCTTGCTCACCGGAGTCTCCGCTCTCATCTAACCCGATAAGTTATGCAGTGGAGCTTGGCGGGTACAGCGTGGCCCAACGACTTTATGTTGTGGCTTAGATAGCAGGTTCGAATCCTGCCCTGCATGACAAGTGCCCCGGCCTTCCGAAAGTGAGGCCGGGGCTAATCCATATCAAAGCACCCGACCCGCCGCCCGGCGGGTTTTTTATTGCCCGCGTCATTCTTCCCGATTTCAGCGAGGTCCTCGGATAATGCCCACCGGTACGCACCTCGACGGACCGCTGCTCGTCGGATACACAGGCTACACTGGTGTAGCCGGACCCGGCGACGTAGACGTCGTCGGAACCTACTACAGTCAAGGTACCGCGGTCCGCGGTATTACTGGAGCTACCGGCTCTACCGGTCCTTCGGCTGGTCCGACCGGCGCCACTGGCGCTACCGGCAATACCGGTCCGTCTGGCGGTCCGACCGGTGCGCCTAGCGTTGTGCCTGGTCCCACTGGGGCCACTGGTCACGCTGGGCCACCGTCAGCCGTGACCGGCGCCATGGGTATCCAAGGTCCAACCGGCAATACTGGCGCCGCCGCTACAGGTTCTACCGGCAATACTGGCGCTGTCGGTCCAACCGGATCTATTGGCCCTACCGGCGCTACCGGCGTCACCGGATCGACGGGCAATATAGGCCCGCTTGGTACGGGGGCAACTGGAAATACCGGTTCTACCGGGGCAACCGGCTCATCAGGGGGGCCGACTGGCGTTACGGGAAACACGGGGGCTCGTGGCCCCACTGGCTATACCGGTGCGCCTGGCGGTCCGACCGGCGCCACTGGTTCCCCTGGCCCTACCGGTGCGCCTGGCGGTCCGACCGGCGCCACAGGTGCCGTAGGCCAACAGGGAGGTGCCTCCAACACCGGCGCTACGGGTAACACCGGCGCGCCCGGTACCATCGGCCCCACCGGCGCCACCGGCCGC